CAATCTGGAATACTGGACCTGGGAAATTGCCAAGCAAAAGCACGTTGCAGCATTGCTCATGACAATCTATCCGATCATGTCAGAGCGTCGTCAGAACAAAATCTCCGAACTACTCACTCACTGGAAAGTAAGCTAATGGAACTGTCATTCAATCCGGACAATGAACCTGAGAAGCAGCCCGAGTTTTTTAACTTGGATGATGAGATTCGCAAACTGGTGGAGTCAACTGAGCTTCACAAAGAGGAAGTCATCAAGGTCGAGACTGACTACCAGACAAAGCACAACGAAATCATCGCCAAGATTGAGGCTCTAAGACAGCGCCTAGTTGAGAACAACACAACGAAGTACAAGATTCTCGACAAGGCTCGTAGCAAGTACGACGAGGATATGGCTCGCCTAGCTGCACTGCGTAGACAGAAGCTCGAAGAAGAGAAGAACAAAGTCTTTGAAGAGACCATCGCTCTCATCAAGGAAATCTGTGAGGACTTTGCCGCTTGGCATCAGGCCCGTGAATACCAGGTGGAAGATATCGTGCGTATCGTCCACCAGTATCTCATCGGTTCATCCGGCGTGATGAATGCGAACGAGATGGCTCTCGGTAAGACGTTCGAGTCATTAGTCGCATTGTACATCATCACTAAGCTGTTTGAGCGCAAGCACAATCGGAAGCCAACTATGCTCTGGTTGACCAAGCTCTCAATTCTCACAACTGGTGGCACAAAGAATGAGGCAACTCGGTGGAATCCTGAGCTGCGTATGTTCCCGCTAAAGGGTGCCGATCACAAGGCTGCCAAAGAGATGGTCTTGAAGTTCGCACGTACTGGTGGTACCTGTGTTCTCACCAACTACGAGACAATCAAGACCACGCCAGAAGCCCAGAAGATTCACTGGGATATCGTCATCATGGATGAGGTCCACAAACTGAAGGGCGGAGCTAATTCCGGTGGACCTACAGCAATTTGGGAGGCGGTTAAGAACCTCTCAATGGGCTTCACAATGATGCTCACCGGCACGCCGATGGTCAATAAGGTGGAGGAAATCTGGTCCTACCTTCATATCTTCGATGCCGATGCTTTCCCGGATGCAAAGCGTTTCGCTCGACAGTTCTCCGCATTTCGTGACCTGAGTGGGAATCTTCAATTCTCCCTACAGTCCGAGCGGATGTTGAAGGACATTCTGCGTGGCCGTTTGATCCGTAGGACAGCGACAGAAGTTGGGCTGCAACTTCCTCCCGTCAACTACCAGGACGTCGTTCTGCCTCACAACTTGCAGCAGGGTGAGTTGTACCAGAAGATGCGGACAGAGTTCTTCATCTGGTTGGACAAGCAAGAGAAGGCACTATCTGCCACGTCTCTCCTTGCACAATTGACTCGGCTTCGTCAGATCAACGTTCTCCCCGTTGCAACATTCAAGATCAAGGATGCCGATGGGTTTGTGGTTGACACAATCAAGCTCGATGTTCGTGACTCGTCAAAGCTCGATGAGGCCGTCGATATCATCATGCAAACTGGCGATCAGGTCATTGTGTTCAGCAATTTCCTCGAACCGATGGAAGAACTTGCTCTCCGCCTACAGGTGGAGGGTCTCCGCCCAGAGATTATCTCCAGCAAGTACGCCAAGGAAATGGCGACTTATGAGACGGACTTCCAGCAGAAGAAGATTGACGTGCTGATGATTACCCTCGGAATGGGTGAGGGATTGAACTTGCACAAGGACACTGCTAAGTGGCCCGGTGGTGCTCGTGCAGTTATCATGCTGGATCAGTGGTGGAATGACGCTCGTAACCGTCAGGCAATTGCCCGTGCGGTTCGTCCGGGTGAGAATGCCGGCGAGCCAGTGTTCGTCTACAATCTGATGTGCGACGGTTCTGTCGACTTCTTCATCCGTGCGTTGTGTGATGACAAGAACGCTCAGCTTGACTCATTGACTGAATCGTCTGAGCTTCGTCCGTCCGCTGACTGGAAGAACTACCTGAAGGACTTGTTGTGAGAGTTATCTTCGTCCGAGACCTACCATCCAGTGATATGTGCCAGCAGAAACTATGGAAGGCAGATGATGGCAACTACTATGTCTCTAGTATCGCTCGCTTGCCAGACATTCTATACGGCACAAATGAGTACGAGACAATGGTGTTCGCATCCGATCTACACGGTGTTATCACCAGTTACACGGACCTTGGTTGTGTTAAGTTTGCCGACCACGAATGGGCCTTACGAGCAGCGGAGTTAGATTGGGATATCATCGACGTCGAATCAATCGTCATTTCTGGCGAACTAGGAAAGGGAGAGTAATGGCTAGCTATTGTAAGTGCGGCTTAGTTGCGGAGGTTCGAGTCTACAGCTTGCATCGAATCCGCAATATGTGCAGTCGCTGTTTCCGTCAATGGCGGAAGTACCAGGATTACGAGGAAGTGTTGTGAGTCACTTCAGCAACGTCAAAGTCCTGACAGATTTAGCCACCGGCTATGATATGCAGGCAATCGTAGACATGATTGAGGACAGCGATGCGGAGGAACTGGCTGACGACATTGCGTACGTCATCATCACACTGTTCGCAGACCTATCAGAATTCGAGAAGAAGAAAGTCTGCAACCTGCTTCTCACGGAAATATCCAACCACGACTTTAAGGCGATTACCTATGGCCAAGACAACAGCGGAGATATTAGCGGAGACGAAAGCCCTCCTATCTAATTTCAAGCCAGGAGCAGTCAAGCGGGCAGCCGCTGAGTACAATGGCGAGGAATACCGTCGAAACGATATCCGCTACCCTTGGACGACCAAACACTTCCTCGTTCTGGCCCCTGTAGGTTATGAGTGGAAGCGTGTGACTGTTGACGTGTACGAAGGAGAGGTATATACTGATGACCTCAAATTCGCCACTATTGTACTACACGGCCACCCTGTAGGTAAGATGTGTTTTGCGCCTGATAAGTGTCATGTGTCTACATACAAGCCTATTGGCAACGAGAGTGAAGTGTTCTTACGACACTGGAAGGAGAAGTGGGGATGATCCCGAACATGGACATACTTGACTGCGGCTGTTCAGTACGGTATGGTATTTCCAACGGAGTAAAGGCTATCCTGATTACGCCATGTGATCTGGATTGCCCGAACTACGCATCCATAAGAGAGACAGCATCAGAGGTAGTCAATGACAAAGGACGAGGATCGGATCAAGGATTGGAGGTCAACTGGCCGACGGAAAGCTAGGAGGGAACTTTACGCCAACTATGTACCATATCGGTGTGTTGGCTACCTACTACCTGGCGGTAGTCGCTATAACTGTGGCAAAACAACGAAGGAACCTCCCAAGGATGCTCCTGCTTGGTTTAGCGAAATTTGGCCGGATGATCTCCGGGTGCTAGATGTGCAGCTTGAAGCAGACCATGAGAGTAAGGACTACAGAAACAACGAGCTAGACTACATCAACTGGAAATGCAAGTCCTGTCACAGACTGGACGACAATCAGACAGACAAGGGAGTGGCGCAGAAAACGATGCGCTACTTCTAAACTGGGTAGTGATCCTATCGAGTTATCCACAGGCCAGGCCCTATGAAAAAAGGCTTGACGGGATAGGCGCCGAGGGTGTACAATAGGACCACTGGCCGGGAACCGCAACGATCCCATTACACAGGAGAAATTAGGAAAAATGACCGATACGATGCAAACGGAGGATGTGGCCGAAAAGTCACAGACTCGTGAGTGGTACGAGAAGCTCACCGAGCAAGTCGCAACGATTGATGAGCAGCTTGATGCTGGCTCAGAAGCTGCGGGGATTCGCAAGCTGACAAATCAGCTGGTGGAAGCGAACAAGGCTGAATGGGGCGCAGTTGTCCCGAGTCTTGCCGAGGAACTCCGCAACATGGAGCCGGCAGAGCGTGCGGGCAATTTCTACGGATTCATCCGTGAAGTGTCCAAGCTCTTCAAGGAGGAAGTCGACAATTGGCTGAAGGCCGAAGTCGAGAACACTCCGAAGTCGGATACGCCGGAAGTTTCGGAAGCTGAGAAGAAGTCACTTTCCGAGGCTCGTACTGCGCTGGTGAAGCAGATCAAGATGATCGTCGAAATGGCGACTCTCTTCAACGAGATTGATCCCGCAAAGCCGTGGGCAATTCCCGCCCGTCGTGGTGCGACTGGAAAGCGTGGCAAGCGTGCGCTTTCTCTCTTCACCTGGCAAGTTGACGGCGTGCAAATGCCGTCCGACGATGACTCCGTGAAGGGTGTCTCCGTCAAGTTGGGCTTCGAGAAGCAGGCCGAATTCACGAAGGCACTCAAGGACGCTGGAATCGAGACCAGCAAGCCGGAGGACGAATTCTCCGTCACAATCAACGGACACACCGTCACCGCTCAGCGTGAGGACGATGAGGACGAAGATACCGAGCCGGATGCAACGCAGCCGAATACGCCCGAGGAAGAAGGAGAAGAGGACGAGTGACCACCTATATCGTCATCGAAGCGAAGCTTGATCCCGCTCAATTAGAGGGAAAGTTCAGCGATAGGAAAGATGAGATTCAAGAATCTCTAGCTGAATCCCTCGAAGATTGGGGCTTTGAGCTTCAAGAGATGAGGGTAGTAGGAGACGGTTCAGAATGATCTTTAGGGGGAGAGTGTGAGTGAGACGACTCTGCTCCCCCTAATCATCTCCAACTAGCTGCCTGGTTAGTAGAGATGACAAGCTAGTAGCATATCTCAGGACAATGCGCCCCGTGGAGTCATGTGCCACATAAGGGGAAAGATGCGGGTTCAAATCCCGCCTAGCTTGCTGGAGAGGGAAACTGTGCGTGTGTCATACCATTGTGGAGTTTCCCTCTCCGACAGTAACCAATGGGAAGGTTCTTTCTTTCTTTCTCCCTTCCCATTGGGACGGTTGAGTGCCCCACCTAGTCTCTCTGGGTGGGGCACTCCCGTATAAAGCCTCCAATTTGCCGAACGGAGTCGCAATTATGGATGATGGAGTCCTACTCTTCAACACAGCCATTATCCTGAGTGTCTTTGCAGATACTCGGGATATCGAACTCACTCAGTGGATGATTACCCCGGTATTCGCCATTGAGATTGAGGTCTTTGAAGATGGCGAGCAGAACTGATGGCACGTCTACGTCTTGTCAAGACCGCTGAAATCGAAATCGACTATCTACGCTGCAAAGCTATGCGGCGGCATGTTCTGGACCCTTGTGCGTCTGGACTTGGGCCGCCCAGCTTTGGCGTAGCCTACGACTTCCGTTGTATGTCCTGCGGGACAATGCGGCGTGACATCTGTAGGTACTCAGACAGTGAGCTATTGGCCCGGTACTATGTGTACCCGGATGATTACAAGAAGCTCAAAGGTGGAGACACTCTCTACTGGCGTGATATGTACTACAAGCGTCTACGGGTATTGAATCCGGAAGCTGTAACAGACACGCCGAAGAAAGTGCATCGGAACAGCAAGCTGGCCTGATGTTTCTCTTTCTCTGGTGGATTTTACACATCCACGCATGGTGGATCGTAGTAGACCTGATCTACTGCTCCATCATCTTCATCTTCCGACTTGGAAGAAAGTCACCACGAACGGTCTACGAGGAATATGCCCCGCCAATCATCTGCCAGCACTGTAATCGGAACGAAGCTTCTATTGGATTCAGAAGCTGCCAGGAATGTCGAGACTATTACACGAGACCTGAGGTTCTACGCAAAGGCTTGTGATCTAGCTCGTCAGTCCAACTACATCACGGCCAAGAAGGTCGGGTGTGTAGCAGCCAAAAATACCAGGCTATTAGCAGGAGCATTCAACACCATACGTAATACCAACTTCAACATACCATTCGGGTTGTCCACTTTCCACGCAGAAATGAACGTGTTGAGAATGCTGGACAAACCTGATAGAGTGACACTGTACATAGCCCGAGTAGGCTCCCAGGGCGAACTGCCTAGTAGACCGTGCAAGCGGTGTATGCTGGAGCTAGAAGCGAAAGGCATCCACGAAATAGTCTACCTTGATCGTTTTGGTAAGGTAGTGAAGGAGAAGATATGAGTGACCGGATCACTTTCTCGCCGGACCAAGAGATGGAAATGCTTGGTTGGCTCGAAGCACTAAGAGACGCAGGACTAACACTAGATGAAATTATCCAGGGGCTTCTTGACGGAACTCTCACCGATCCCGTTGACGTTAGTGAGTCCGAGCAGGATATCGGCGTACCTAGAGTGCCCCAAGAAGTATGACTACATCTATGGGCAAGAGCTAAAGCCGGCGGGTAAATCAGCCAAGAAGTTCGACAAGGGAAACTACTTCCACGAGTTATCCCACGTCTACTACCAGATGATTAAGTCGGGAGTAGAGCCAGGTTCTACCTACGCAGAAGAGGCGATCAAGGCTCGAATCCGTAACGACATTGAGACGACTGGCGATCCGTCGCTAATTTCCGTGTACGGCATCGTCACAACTACGATGCTGCGTTTCATACGGGAACAGTCCAAGAAGGTGGACCACGGTATCCAAGTCATCTCTGTTGAAGCGAAACTCGAATTCCCTACAGAGGACTTCGTGTTGTTTGGGTTTGCCGATTTAATCTATCGTGACCACTCAGGGAACCTGCGTATCCGTGACCACAAGACCGGCGAAAAGGCGTGGGGAAAGCTGGACGCTCAATTCAGCAACCAGCTACTGTACTACGCCTGCATTGTCTGGAAGCTGATGGGTGAAGTACCCATGTCAGAGATTTCTTACACCAACACAAAGGAGTACGCCAAGCCAATCACCTACGATCAAGCCTTCACATTTACCACAGTAAACTACTCGGAGCGGGAACTAGAAATCTACTTCGATGAGATTTGCAGAGTCGTTGTGCATATGCTACAATCTGACCCTGTTCCCTTCTACGGTCAGCACTGTAGGTACTGTGCATTCCAGACACCGTGCTACCTTTCTCGCAAGGGAATAGACGCCTCACCAATCCTGGCGGCGAACTACACCAAACGAGACAGCAGGCATGAGAGCACCTTTACCGAAAGTTACGCCAAGAGTGACAATCCCAATTGACTACTTCATTGTCAAGTTCAAGGATGGGAGCCTAAAAACAGTCAATGTGGATGACGGTGACGGTTACTACCGTGAGGAAGAACTAGTCGGAGAGGCGAAATCCCTCACAACATACCAATGCTTCATTGCAACGAAAGAAAAGCCACGTGGAAATAAAACGATTTCAGACGGTAACACAACGAACCCCGTGGGTTAAAGCACTCATATACGGACAAGCAGGGGCTGGTAAAACCCGATTCTGTGCCGATTCGCCTAAGCCGTTTTGGTTCGACTTTGAGTCGTCCACTGAGACGCTGCGATACTGGCCGGAGTACAAGGAGACCAGGGTTAAGACCCCGAAAGATATCTCCGAGCTAATCACGGACATTGCTCTGGCGGTCAATGACCCGGAGATTGACACCATCATCATCGACTCGATGACAACAGCGCACGACTACTTCATGAGAAGGGAAGCCGAGAAACGTGCAGCCAAGCGAGACGAGTTCACATTCAGTGAAGCCGATTACAAGTACGCTACGCAGGTCTTTACAAAGCTGTTTGGTCTGCTGCAAGACGCCCCGATCAACGTGGTACTTATTGGACATGAAAGAATTGCTTTCGATCCTGACACCGGAAACGTTACAGGAATTTATCCAGATATCACGCCCCGACTTCAACAAGCTGTTACAAGACTTGTTAACGTCGTCGGATATATGTCGGCAACGAACAATGAGCTGAAAGGAACAACAAGCCGAAAACTATACCTCAACCGAACCAACACAATCGAGGCGAAGAACCGCCTCAACATCCAAGACATATTCATACCGAATCCAACATGGAAGGAAATTTTCGGTGCCTGATTTCAAGATCAACTTCGGAAACGCCAAGCAACTAACGCCATTTGAGTTGCCGCCCGAGGGACAATACACCCTCGTGATTGCGGACTACAAGTGCAAGGAAGCAAAGAACCCGGAATCCCGTGCAAAGGGATTCAACATCGCTATCGTTTTCAACGTGGCCGATGACGACTATCCGGGCGCAAAGCTCTGGCACAACTTGTGGGTTGCTTACGAGAACCCCTGGGCTGCCAAGTATTTCTTCGACGCACTTACGGGCAAAGACCTGGAAGATGACAACCTCGATGTGACAGATGCTGACTCATTCATCGGACAGGCAGTTGGTGCGGCTCTGATCCATGAGTCGTACGAGTACAACGGAGAGACGAGGAAGAAGCTGGTGGTTGCTACGCCAGATTCGTTCTACAACGTTCCGTTCTGATTGACAGTAGCCCCCGGTCGAAAGGCCGGGGGCTACTTGTCTCTGGAGACATTATGGAAATCAAGGACCTATATTGGGTTGCTGGATTGATAGAGGGGGAGGGCTGTTTCTTTTTATATGAAAGCGGCAATTCTTGCCTTAGATTCTCCATGTCCCTGACAGAGAAGGCTGTGCTAGAACATGCACAGAAGATAATTGGACTTGGAACGATAAGGGGACCGTACCATAATAAGAAGCGCACTAAACCATTTTGGGTTTGGGGAATCTCTAGAGATAGAGATGTTGCTGCTTTAATGATGACCCTCTATCCTCTAATGTGGGATAACAGACAAGAAACTATTGACGATCTGCTAGAAATTTGGAGGTCTAAGCCTGTCGTCAAGCATAGGAATACGGTGCCATGAACACGCTCAGTTTCTATTTAGACACTCTATACGATGGTCTAAGTGGCTTTGTGTATTCGCCTGTCAAAACGGCAACGAGCTTTGAGCAACATTGGTTTGACTATCCGAGAGAGAAGCAAGCTCTTATCGACCACATCTCCAATGGCGGAGGCGACGTATACATATCGCCTGCCGTCTATTCGGAGAAGCGTGCAGTCAAAGAGTCGATTAAGACGCTACAGTGTGTATGGGTAGAGTTCGACGGGGTTGAGCAGATTGATTTCCAATCTGTGTCAGAACCTACCATGATAGTCCAAACCAGCTTTGCTTCGCACGTTCACTGTTACTGGCGAATCGACAGGGACACTCATCACGTCGTAGAGAAGATCAACAGGGAGCTTACCTATTACCTACACGCTGATAGTTCAGGCTGGGACGCAACGCAATTGTTACGTCCTCCAGAGACCATTAACCACAAGCATAACTTGCCGGTTGTTCTATCAAGTCACACCCTTTCCGCCTATACGGTTGGAGCCTTTGATTTCCTCCCCACAATATCAGCTCCTGCCGCTTCTACCGTCTTGGTGGATGAGCTAATACCTACAGCGCAGGTCTTGGCTAACAACACACTGCCGCTCAAAGTTATGCGGATGGTTAAGAAGGAAGAGCCAGTCGAACCCTACAGGTCCTCGTTTCTCATGAGGTTAGCCCATGAACTAGCGGAAGAGGATTTGACGCATGTAGAGATAGTCTCGCTTCTATACGAAGCAGACGGCCGCATCAAGAAGTACGACGGTAGAAACGATCAACTGGTCAGGCTGTCACAGATAGCAGATCACGCTATGCTTAAGCACATAGCGGAGGATACTGTCATCATCTACACGCCAGAGCAGATTCTCAAATACGTCGAGCAATTGCAGTGGATACTGCCTCAGTGGCTCCACGCTACTGGTCAGTTGGTAATTAGCTCGGCCCCAGGTGTAGGTAAGACTCAGTGGTGTATGCAGCTAGCATATAGCTTAGCAACTGGCCGCTCGTTCCTAGGGATGGCTAATAGCTCGAAGTACAAGGTCTTGGTTCTAAGCTTGGAAATGGACAAGCAGTCGCTGAAATACATCTTCGAGCATCAGCAGAACTCATGGGAGGAAACACCGCTCTTTGATATCGTGGATGAAACACAGAGCCTGTCTAAGTACGAGGACTTGATCGAGGAACGAGAGACGAACGTTCTGATCGTAGACTCACTGACAGAGCTACTCGATGACGAAGAGGAAACTAGCCCAGGGAAAGAGGCTAGGCGGATTATGAAGTGGTGCAGGAAAATCCGCCGTCGTTATGGACTGGCTGTCATCCTGATCCACCACAACAGGAAAGCAACAGAAGGAAACAAGAAGCCTAAAGGACTGGCCGACTTGGCTGGTTCCTTCCAGTTCGCTAAGGACACAGATACCGTTCTGCAACTCTGGGAAGATTACAAGGGGATTGAACTCTCCGGAGTCAAAGTTCGCTTCGGTCACAAAGACGCATTCATGCTGGCTCGCAGCGGCGACCTATGGTTCACAAGGAAAGAAAGTGCTAGTAACCCATCAAGACCAGCTCCAGCAAATCAGGAACGAGATCAAGGGAAGCAACAGAGTAGCGATCGACACGGAGACCAACTTCACCGAGATATACGAGGAACGATATCTTTTAGGCGTAGCCCTAAAGACGGACCACAATAGTTGGTACATACCTGTCAATCATCGCCCTTATCTGGGTAAACAGCCCGACAACTTCATCGTGCCGCCCGACTTGTTCGATGATTACAACGGCCCCCTTATCGCTCACAACATGAAGTTCGACTACTCTGTTCTTAAGCAACACGGTATCAGCCTTCCTGTAGGTAACCTCTGGTGTACCATGATGCTGTCCGTCTACATCGACGAGAACAAGACTACTAGCCATGACTTAGACGGGGTTCTGGAACGGTTTTTGGGCGCACGAAAGAAAGTAGTTGAAGCAGCCGCTTTGAAGAAGTTTGGCTGGGTAACAGCGCCAACCAACTACATGGCACAGTACGCAGAGCAAGACTGTATGCGTCTCCCAGAGTTGTATGATGTTCTACTTGACAAGAGCCAACTACAACACATACAACTCTGGGAACAGTTCGATCGGCCGTTTATGCTACTTTTGGCCGAAATTGAAATGAACGGCATCTTGATCGACCGTGAACTCTGCGCTCAATTACAGGCGCAGTGTCAGGTACGACTTCGAGAGATTCGTGACGCTCTGGGGTTTGATCCAGCCAAACCATCGCAATTGCATCCCAAACTCTTTTCCGACCCGCCGTTGGGTTTAGGTTTGCGTGCATCTTCGTTTACTCCAACTGGTAAGCCTCAAGTATCTCTTGAATGGCTCCAGGGCATAGGTCACCCGACGACTGCCCTTGTGTATGAGTATAGGAAGATCAGCAAGCAGTTGTCAAGCTATTTCTCCGCCTACCTTGACCTCACTACCAGGGAGAACCCTCGCCTCCACCCAAACTTCAAGCAGCATGGCACCGAAACAGGGCGCCTCTCATGCGAGAACCCCAACCTTCAGCAGATACCCCGTGAGGAGTACAAGGATGCTAGTGTCAAGAGGCTCTTTCTACCTGAACCTGGAAAGGAACTTTGGGAGATTGACTATCGGACCATTGAGTATAGACTACAAGCGGTTTATGCACAGTCCGAGCAACTACTCACCTTGTTTGAAAACGAGGGAGACTTCCATCAGCTTGTGGCAGACGACGTTAGCACTAAGGCTGGAATCCCAATTACCAGACAAAGAGCAAAGACTATCAACTACCTCATGTCTTTTGGAGGTGGACCAAGAGTCCTACAGGCCCAACTTGGAACATCCTTCAGTGTAGCGAAAGAGATACACGAAGCATATAAGGCCGCTTATCCTGAAATCTTCGAGAAGGCGTGGGAGGCACAACAAGTTGCAGAAGCTGATATGTCCATTGATATGTGGAGCGGCCGCACTAGGCATTTCGTATACCCTGGGGAGGCACATAAAGCATTCAACGCAGTTATCCAGGGAGGAAGCTTCGAGATTGTCAAGCGGAGTATGCTACTTCTCCACGCCGCTGGATTTTCAATCTCGAATCAGGTACATGACTCCGTATGGCTTAATGTAGACAATGAGAAGGAGGTCACAGAAGCACAAGACATCATGGAGAACTGGACTCACGAGACATTTGGACTCACCTTTAGAAC